TGAAATCAGGATTAACTCTAAGAGCTTCTGTTGTTTGTGTAATGGGAACTTCGCCACGGAGCAGACGATTAGTCATAGTGCGGAATGGAGCTTTCAGTTCACAAGCATATTTAGCGTTGTTAGTATCAGTTTCGTTTATAGTTGCCGCCATTCGCATCTTGTGAAATCTGGGAAGACCAGAACAATTTTCTATTATACTTCCTAAAACTTCTGTTTGTATAGATTCAAAACAAGCGTGAGCACCAACTAATGGGTCCATATTAATATCTAAAACCTTATTAGCAGCACTATTTAATGATGCTTGTGGATCTCCATTCACGACTTCTAGTTCACCTTCTATGCGGACCGAACCAAGATTAAGAACTTCATTGGGAAAAGATAGGACAAAATCGATATTATCATTCTCGGAATAACTATCTGCGTAATTTTCTGGGATAACACTTCTTAGACTAATACTCATTATATATTATATAAATATATAAAAAATATTTTTAAAAAAAAAGAAAGAATAATATAATTGTTTATCTAATAACTGAAAACACGAGGAAGTTCACGGAACATAGTAATAGCACCAAGTCCAGCAGTATCATCTACTGATACTTGTAATAGTTTTTGTTGAGTCGTGACTCTTAATGGTGCAGCGATAATTCTAAGATCAAAACCAGCATTAGTAAATCTATTACTGGAAATTGGTTGTCTACTTCCTGCGTTCTGTTGTAAATTTCTTGGTTTAACTCCCATATTAGTTAAGCCAATATTAACTCGGTCTTTATCTAAAGTAGTTCCCCAAACCACTTCACGATTATCTGTTAAGTCTTCGTTATTTAACCTTAAATTATAACTACAATTAGCAGCACCAGTTTTACTAATTAATCCACCAGCATCAGGGAAAAGAACTAAAACATTTGTCGCTTCTGGTTCTACAGTAAAAATATTACGATACGAAGTTAATGCGTTTCCATTTGTTTGTTCTGTTCCAAATGTATTAAAATTAATCTCATCATAACCCTTGGGATTAGAAACTTCTTTTAAAACTATTTCTGCATAGTTAATAACATAACTAATAACAGGACTATTACCATCTCCTAAAGCCACAAAAGATACAAGCACATCGGTTAATTCTGCGGTGGCGGTAGTGACCCAATTACCTTCAGTTGTAAGAGTAATTTTTCCATCGGCTCCTGCTCCATAACTGTTCCAAGAAATAGCCTTAATAAGAATACTTTTCTGGGTGAAACCACCAGTAGCGTTAACTAAGATACGCTGTCCTACATGAAATGGGGATTGTTCTAAAGATTTGTAAGAAGCAGTTGTGGTAAGACTATTACTAGAAACACCAACAGCGAATGTTCCGTCAATTTTTAGTCCTCCAGCATCCATAGGAATTGTAGGCGGCGAAGTTTGAACTGATACTATTTTATCTAAGTTTAATCTAGTGCGGATAGTTGTGCGTCCAGCCCTACCAGTATCAAATTCATCAGTCTTACAAAAGTCAAACATATCTGCTAAAGAAATCTGTATCGGAGCGATTGTAAGATTACGACTCGGTGCATCTCCCTCTTTTGTAAATTCTCTAAAGATATCCGCCTTCTGGGCGTCTGCGTCCATATCTTCCATATAAGCATTCATATCTAAATATTTATTTCCGTCTTGTGCTGCGATTGACTCGGAGTAATAACCCAAATTTGTTCTAAGCTGATCCATATGACGGATATTCTCTATTTGTCCACGACGCTCACAAGAAATAGAAGCATCACGAATAAGACTAATATTAGGAATTTTAAGTCCAGAACCAGAATTCCATTCTAATTTAACAGGATAAATTCCATCACCACCAGCAGTAAGATTATCTCCTTTTTCTACGGAAGTAATAACACAGTTAAAAGCCAAATATGAATCCCTGAGAGAAACATTCATTCCTGCTGGAATTTCAAAATCTACGATGTTCTGGTTAGCATTAAAAGGTCCAGCAGTTTGCGAGTTAAGTTTAATAATCTTTGGTGCAACACTCATTATATATAATAATAAAATATAAAAAAAATTATCATTAATTATTTATCTAAACTTTCTTTCCATTTAATATGTTTTTGGCTTTCTTTATGAATTGCTAAATGGGGTGGAGTATATTTTCCACCACAAGCACAGATTATAGGAGTTCGTAAATAATCGTATTTATCTATTCTATATTGTTCTGGAGTTCTATTAGGAACTTGCGTATTTAAATTAGCATTATATTTAATAATATATTCTTTTTCTATTTCTCTTAAATTTATAACATCAGTAGGTTTAAATGTAAATAGTTTTTCCATTTCCCAATTATCTTCACCACCATTTTCTCTAATGCATTTATATACTTTATAATTATATGCTGGTCTATTAGGAAATCTATTTACTGTAAAATGTTGCGATTTTCTCCTACTAAAGCTTCTAGTACTACCAACATAACAATCTTTTATATTTTGGTCTTTACAAAAGATTCTATAAATATTATATTTTAAATTAAATGAATTAGTCATAGTATTTACTAATAAAAAAATAATTAAAAAAAACCGATGATTAAATCCCACGAACTAAACTGGCTTGTGAAACAGCCGAAGGTGCTGGTGCTGCTTCTTCTGGTGCTTTCTTCTCTAATTTCTTCTCGGCGAATAAAGAACCCACAGCCAATCCTACTGCGGCAATATCTGCTATAGGATTTAATCCGCCTTCACCAGCTGCTGCTCCCTCGGCAGCACCAGCAGCGGCATCTAATCCTGTGTCCTCTGCTGCTTTCTTTAGCCCACCTTCGGCGGCTTGTTTTAAAGTATCTTCCGCTGCTTTTCCAGCATCTTCGCCTGCTTCTTGTCCTAATTGTGAACTATCTTTAACATTTTCTAATGGGTCAGGTTCTTTAAACAAATCTTCACCAGCCGATTTTTCTGGTGCCGAAGTATCTTCTTGTGGTGTTTCTTCCTGTGTTGTTGGTCCTTTACCAGCAGGGTCCGCTACTTTATCTATCTGTTCTTCTCCACCCATAAATCGTGCTGCTCTTGCTGCATCGGAAAACTCCCCAGCCTCAGTAGGAGTATTACCAGTTATATCTCTAGTAAGAGAACCAGCCCTGCTTTGTAAATCATCGGCTACACTACTGGCTGCTTTTTTAACATTAGTATCTACAATTTGTTTGTCGAATAGCGGATTCTGAAATTTACCTAATGTAGATTCCGCTTTTTCTTCTAATGCTTTAGATGCTTTACCAGCCATACCCTGGGCACGATTCAGTCCCATCTGTAATCCTTTTCCTATAGTTGAATGCACCGATTCTACTGCGGATCTAACAAACTGGTCGGTTATAGGATTAAGAATTGTCTTTATTTTATCATTATATTCGGTGCTATCTTTTAATTGATCGGCGTATTTTCTAGCAGCACTTCCAGCAGCTTGTATTTGTTCTCCCTGTAAAGAACCAGCCATCTGGGCTACTCTATCTCCGTATTCAGTAGAAGCTCCATAATCCGAATAAACCATTATATATAATATTAATATATTTTTTAAAAAGTTATATAATATTATAATAATAACTATGCCAAAGACATATAAGATGAAAGATATTAGTGATTCGTTTACTATTAAAAAAGATGATATACCATCATTACCGATGCGAATGCTAGCAATAGGTCGCACAGGTTGTGGTAAAAGCAGTATTGCACTAGGTAATTTACTTTTAAGAGAAGAATTCTATAGAAATGATTTCTTACCAGAAAATATATTTATATTTAGCGGTAGTCTAAGCGGAGATATTAAACTAAGAACAATTATAGACCAAATGGATATACCCAGTAGTAATCTTTTTAATTCATACGACCAAGAATCTGCACACGATATATACGACATGCTTGTAGAAAATTTTAATGAAAAAGTTAATGATCGCTTAAAGCCAGAACATAGTTTAATTATTTTTGACGATTTAGGTTTTACCAATTTACAGAAAACAAATAAACAAAATAATATACTAGATAAGATCCTATGCAATGGTAGAAAATTTTTGGTCTCGACTATTACGTTAAATCAGAAGCTCACCCAATTAAATACGAATTGTAGGGAACAGTGTAGTGCAGTTTTGCTCTGGAAGTCTACTAAAAAGCAAGTTGATCTAGCCGAGAGCACATTT